ATTTTTATTTTTTATCCAATTCCAAAAACCACCTCGTCCAACGCCTTCTACGCCTTTACACTTATTAGCTTTTGCCCAATCGTACATAACCTCTAATCCATCATCTATCCAATCGTGCATTTTTTTTCCTGCTAAATGTTCTATATGCAACATTTTTAAATCTGCAGGATATGTATGAACTCTAGTAATTACGCAACCTACAATTTCTAAAGTTTTTTCTTCAAAGATTATCCACAAACTACATTCATTATTATTTAATCTATAAAGAATATTTATTGGATTTATTCTGCCACCTGATCTATGACAAGATTTATGCAAAAGCTTTTCACAATCACCCCAAACCTGACTCAAATGTTCAGGCATTATTAAAGATACTTGAAAAGGTTTTTGTTCTTGTATAGCTTCCATTATGCAGGTAGTAATTCTCTTGGATTAACAGGTTTAGGTTGCTCAGTTTTTCCTGTTCTTTTTTGACGAACACGATCCATCATAGCGTATAACTCCTTACTCCCTGAATCAGTATCGCCATCGCCTAAACCAGATACAACATCAGCAGGTAATACAAATTCTCCTTGTGATACTGCTATCTTTTCATTACCCATAGAGCCATAAATATCATCTGCCATACCGCCATTATCACTACCTTCTATTTTTCCTGTAGTTTGTGCATTTGGAACTAAAGTTTTTAAAGCTCTATCTCTGACTGCAGCAAAAGCATTTGCTCCATATTTAGATGTAAATCTTTCTACTACAGAGTCATCAAAACTTTTACCTAATAAATAGTTTATGAGTTCTGCGGTCAAAGGATCATCAATCATTTGATTTGCAGTATCTGTAGGTATTGCTTCCTGCATTTGTGCCATAGTTGGTTTTATTTCAGTTTGGTCGCCTTCTTGAAACCCCATTCTTTCTACTACTTCTGGAGCTACTTTATCTAAAGCTTCTAAACCTTTGTTAGGCAATTTTTTATCTGTATCACCACCTTTATTCAAACCTATTCCTTCTCCATAATTAGGAATTAAAGCTGATCCGTCCATCAAACCAAGATTAACTAAATTTGTTAAATCTGGTAATAAAGTAGGAGTTACTGATTCTGCTACAGGAACTGTAGGTGTATCAACAGGTGTTAGCATTTGTTGTCCTGTCATAACGGGTGTAGTCATAGGACTAACAATTTGATTATTAAAAGCTTTATATGGGTCTATAACTCCTGGTATTCCGTAACTCATAGTATTTGTACTCATTAAAGGCGGTATAGAAGGTCTTTTAGATGTTGCTGTCCCCATGACTTCTGCTGCCGAAGGATTTAGTGGAGTTTCAAAATACATAAATTCTGGATCAATACCTGGTCTAAATCCATCAGGTATTTGTCTAGTCCTTCTAGCTACTATGCGTTCTGGTGCTTTACCCTCTGGTTTTTTTTCTGGTGTTTTTATTACTCCCCCTCTGCCCATCATCATAGCTCCTTGACCTATCATTGCACTTGGCTCTACTGCTTGTTCTTTTTTCAAAGCTGCAGCCATTTTGGCATCATAAGCATTTCTTGCTTCTTTATTTTTAAAATAATCGTATGCTAATCCTGCTAGTCCAAACATTCCTGCAGGTATTTTAAAATCACCATCTAAAATACTTTTTATTGGTGAAATACCAGAAAATCCTAATATAGATTCAGGAGAAAATACTTTAGGTCTTTCGCCTAAATCTGTGCTACCACCTTCTTCATAAAAAATATTTGGTTCTGGATTTGCAGCAAAGTTTTCTGCTCTTTCTCTAGACATTCTATCTTCAAAACTTTCTCCTTCTGGTCCTTTATACATATCGTAAGCATAGTCAGCACCATATCCTGCACCTATAGGCAGTAAAGCTCCTGATCCTGCATCTTTCAAAACACCTAAACTACCCATTAATCCTTCGCCTTGAAAAGCTTTTGGCACATTAGAATAAAGTTGTCCAACTCCTGGACCTTGCGACATAGGCAATCCAAAAGCATCTTTAGTTAATTGTCCTGTAGCTTCTCCTATTGCTCTTGCAAATTCTGCTTGATTTGCTTGAGAAGCTAAAACATTTGTTGCATAAGTTTGACCTGCAGGACTTAATAAACTTGGAGCAGTTACATCAATCCCTGCTGTTGCAAAATCAGCAGGTTGAAATAAAGCAGTTTGTGGACCTGATGGTATTGTTGGCATAGGAGTTTGTCCTGTAAACATACCGCTAGTTGCATTAGTAAAATCTAATCCACCACCACCAGGTAATGTATATTGGAGACTTCCTGTAGGTGATGTTGAAAAGACTGCTCCTTTTCCTGCTTCGCCTAAACCTTGTAGTGTTGCATCTTTAGCAGCTTGTGTAGCAGTTGTTAATAATTTTGGATCAGTATTTGGCATACCTAATAATCCTTCTTTTATTAAATTAGTAGCATCTGTACCGCCACCTGCTAATATATCTTTTGATACTGCTGTTGCATCTTTAGCTGCACCTGCTCCTGATATGCCTTGAAATAGTTTACCGAAGCCATAACCTGTAAGACCTGCAATCAAACCTTTTTTAACATCTCCTGTAGCTGCAGTTTGAGCTAGACCTGCACCCAAAGCAGAAGCAATTAAAGGACTTAATGTAGTTGCTCCTAAAGCACTAAAAAGTGCAGGACCTGCAAGTGATCCAATTAAAGGTGCTGCCATTGCTAAAAGAGGTAAAAATGCTTCTGGTTGTCCTGTTTCAGGATTAACAGTAATTGGCATAGTTTTAGCCAAAGCTTCTACTTCAATAGGATTTACATGGAGAAGCATAGTGTCTCCATATCTTCCTTGTGCTGCTACATTTTTAACTTGATCTTTAATATCCATAATATTATTCCTCAGAAGTTTCACAACCAAATGCGTTAAAGCTTAAATTAGCCGTACTCGCAAATGCTCGTATTTTGTCAGTTTCATTTAATGTAATACCTATAACTAAAGTATCTGTAGTATTACCTGCCAATGCTTTGTTATAAATTAAATAATCTTTATTTGAAGTTGCTGCACCTGCTGCAGATACAGAAATTCTATATGTTGCTGCTCCTGCATCTCTATTAGCTATGACTACTGAGCTAATAGTTGTTTGAGTTGAAGCAGGTACTGCGTATAAATCTGTTTCTGTTGTAGCACTCGGTGCAAGTTGCCCTAATATTTTTAAATTATCCGACATTACCTTTTGTACCCATTAATAAAAATTGATTTCTTTTTACAGACTTAGATAAACTTGCACTTCTTAAACCCTCTACATTAGATAAATCATTAAATATATCTTGAATTATTTGCTCTAAAGTTCTTCTTGTTACCAACTCATTATCTAGTGAGTATTGTTGTTGAGGCAAAGGTAAAGGTGGTGATGATTTAGCTGCCATTATTTTCTCCCATCAGATCGTATATCAAACCTAGAGTCGCCTAAACGCCAACCAAAATCTCCTGCATTATTTTCTATGCGTACAGAAATTTGTCTCGTTCGCCCTCTAGTATTTATATATTGTGTAGTTGGTGTTAAAGCAATAGTTGATAAAGTAGAACGATTTTCTGCAGGATATTTTCTACCTTTTAAAACTAAATTTACTGTGTCATTAGAATTACTAGAATTTAAAAATTCTATATCAGGTATTACTTTGCTAATAAACATAAAAGACTCACCATCTGGATCAAGATCAATATCTCCTGATTCTATATAGGCATTAAAAGCTGTGCCATCTGCGGTATTTCCAAACTCATGGTTATATAAATAATTATTATTAGAAGAATCTAATTTACCTGTAGCCAATGGATAATCTAATAATGGAGCTTGATTCCATGCAGTCCTTGTAAAACCATCGCTAGTTGTACCTATAGACCATACTTTTTCTGCATAATTATAAGTAACATATCTATCTATTTCGTTACTACTAGCAGAAGGATAAAACCAAATAACTTCATTATGGGTTTGATTATGTCCTGCAAAAATTTTAAATCTTTGTGATTTATTAATATCGCTAAATACATGATCAAGAACAGTACAGGTTATTCTTTCGATATTACCTGTTGCTACATAAAAAGCTCCATCGTCCATAAAAAATACTTGACCACCTACTGCAACACCTGCTTTAGGTGAGATCATTCCGATTCCTCTTGCTATTTCATTAAATGAAAAATAAAAAGGACTTCCAACAAATCTCATAGAAAATACACTAGCATCTGTAAAAACCAATGTTTCTTGCCTAGTCTGTATAGCACCAATAATCTGACTACCTGATGAAAGCTTAACTCCACCCGCAGAATTAGTTGCTGATGGTGTCCAATCAAACATATTTTCTGAGTCTGACCATCTTACAAATAAAGGATCAACTGTAGTGCTTCCTATAGGATTACAACCTAAAGCAATTAAGTGTCTATCAACATCAGAAGTCATAATCTGAAAAGCTGATACAGGACAATTACTAGCACCTGCAACAGAACTAGCTAATATACCTCTAGTAGCTGTTCCGTTTGCTACTTGCCATACAAATAGTGGACCACCTCTAGGTACAGCAACTAAATCTTCTCCAAAGTTATCAATTGACCATAATCTTAATTGGCTAAATACTGCAACAGGACTTGTGCTACCCCATGTTCCTGTATTCCATGCTCCTGAACCCCAACCTGTTCCTGACACAAAAGTATCTAAACCTGATCCATATAGATAAGTTCCTACTGTATTTGATCCACCACCACTACCAGAATGATTAGAAGCTACTGCTAAAGTTACAGTATAAGTATTAGTAGTCGTACTTTGTATTTGATATTCTTGATTCAATACAGAGGCAGTAACATTTCCGCCTACAGTTGCAGCACCAGAAAATATTACAAAATCTCCTGGATTAGCATTGTGTGCAGTATCATTTACTTGTAAAGATGTTGATCCGCTTGTAGCAGTAAAAGTAACATCTCCTGCTGCGGTAGTATTATCAATAGGTGTAATATCATAAAAAGTATTACCTTCTTGTAAATACCATTTGAAATGTGTACCCAAAGAATTATAACTTTGCAAAGTTGATGTCTTATATGTATGCAATTCTCTACAAGTTCCTTGAAAACTATTTGTAGAATTTTTTGACCAACCACCTATTTTTTCTGGTTTACCAAATCTAAATCTAACTTTGTCAGCATCATTCCAACCGCCTTCATTAGCATAGGCAGTTAGCTCTTTGTTTATTCCTGGTCTAAATTGATACTTAACTAAAGCCATTTATACCTCGTGCCATTGCTCTCCTTGAAATAATAGTGATTCTGCTTCTCGTCTTCTTACTAAACCTTGTAATACTTCCCCTCCTGCTTTATTCCATCTTTTCATTTGATATGGAACTTCTTCGTACATACCTTTATTTAAGACTTTTAACATTGTTGAACTTGCTAAATTTGTTGGACCTAAGTTATATGTCCAACAAACTAAAGCATCAAATTGACATTGCTCTAATTCAACCTCAACTAAATCTTCTACATAACCTTCAAACTCTTCTAATTCTATTGTTAAAAAGATTTCTGCTTCTTCTTTAGATATTGTCATACCTTCAAA